CTACAAGGTTCATCAGTGCAGGCTACTGTTTTTGATGCGAATGTGGCAGAATGGGACAATTGTAATGTCGTTAGTTATAGTGGTGATTATGCTAAATATGTAGGTATTAAGTATAAAGAATTAACTATAAAACCAGAATTCATTGGCACTGTAGATGCTTGCCCAATAGCAAAATTGATTTACCCTATTAGCCAGACCACTAAAGATAAGAGAATAATGTATAAGAAAAGTAACCTTAATGAGTGGTCAGCTTTTATTAGGCAATTTAAGCCAGTTAATTCAATTAATCTCAATGTTGCGGATGGATTTAATAAATGGTTAAATGACCACTACATGCCCAAATTATATAAGATGTTTGAAGATTTTGATTATTCAGTTGAAGGCTGGTTTAATGGTTTAACTTATAAACAGCAAAAAGAAGTTGAACCTTTTTTAACTAGCAAAGATTTTGATTTTCAGAAAATAATATTTGGGATGTTTACAAAAGTTGAAGGACAGTCCATTGGTGATAAGGTACGCACGATTTGCCCACCTTGTAGTGAAGAGAAATGGTTACTAGGGCCACTACTTGACATGATTGAAAAAGTTTTGAAGAAAAACTTAGAATCTTGGGGTGGAGGTTTAGATTTTAATGCAAAAGCTAAGAAAATAGCAAAATGGAAGGGTGATTTAGGCATAACACTGGATGTCACAGGCATGGATAGATCAGAAAATTCATTGACTAAAGCACCATTAACTTTGTTAATTAAGTGGTTAATAGATAATGACAAAGTGAAGCATGTAAATCCAGAAATTTTAGAGAAATATTACTTAAAGAAAACCCAGTTGATTGAATTACGTGAACCAATTAAATTAGGGGGGTTAAGGAAAATTATAGTTGAAGTTATTGCCACATTATTTTCAGGTTCTAGGCAGACAACAGCTAATAATACACTTGCTATGGATGCATATTTAGCCTACGTAGAATATCTTGCTAAGATTAAAATAGAAAGATGTGTAGCAGCTGATGATGTTGCAGCTGTTATTGATAAAGCAGATAAGGAAAAATTTCTACATACTATGGGTAAAATTTACTCTGATCCAGAAATAGATGGCACAGGCTTGGGTATGGCTTTAAAATATTGCATCTTCACTAAGAAAATTGGTTTAACACCTTGTTCCACAGAACTCTATGAGTGTAAGCAGTGTGGGATTATGATGGGTAGACAACTGAATAGAGTATTAGAGGCAGGGCATAATGTAACAGCCCTATCATTAAGTAATGATGATTTAGGCTTTTTATGTAATACAATTGCAGTGAGTATGGACAAATGGGCTAAAAATTTCCCAATAGTCAGGGCTATTCAAGCAACTTTGAGGAGACCATATAATATTGCTAAAGTGAAAGTTAATAAGGGCTTAGTAAAACAAACACTTCAGGTTTCAAGCCATTTAGCATATTGGTATATAAATGATAAAGTTTCAGATGAAGATCAAATTTTATTAAATTTTAATAAAGATGCTAGATGGAATGTTTTACTGCAAAAAATGGATGTTAAGGATTGCTGTGTTCTAGGATATAGGGATATGTTATTAGAGCGTTATGGACTTACAGAACCTATGATTGAGCTTTTAGAGTATAACATAATGACAGCTAGAGATGGGATTTATGATGGATCAATATGGGATGCTGCTATGGAGTTTTATAATTCTAAGAAAGAAGAAAAGATTATAAAGATACCAGCTACAGCAAGGATGGAGATAGCAGATGACCTAGGTAAACTCAAGAAATTAATTAAGAGTTTTCCCAATGCAACAACTAGGCAAGAAAATATTAAAGGCGAGTTAGAGGGCGTTTTAGTTTCTTACACTAATTTTCTGGGATCACCTGAGATTGACTTTGACCAATTTATTAAAAATCTTAAAAGAATTAAAAGGAGTTGGTGCGATTTGTTGATAACACATAAGGATGATTGTTTATATGAACAATACCTACTTGAATTTATCAAAAGATTCATTGATATATTGAAACAACAAAAAGAGATGTACAAAGAAGAAGAAGTGTTGATGGCAAAGAAAGATGAAATTGTTAAAGCTTTAGACAATTCCATGGAAGAGATTATTGACACTTTTGTTGATAAACAACCCATCATTACTAAAACAGATAGTGTAGATATTATTAAGGTACCTAAGGTTGAACCACTAATATCCAAGCAAATAGATAAGATTAGTTTTGAAATACCTAATTTGTACCCTGTTTATGATAAGACATCAGCAGAGGTAATATTAGCGAATTTACAAGGATTTGAACTAGAAGGTATAGCTGTTAGACATAATGTTAAGATTTATCCTCAGAGACCTTTAGAAACTAAACATACATTAAGTTGCTGTAGATATTGTAGGGAATGCTATTATTCTCTAATACCAGGTCAGTGCCCTTATATAGGGTGCCCCAATTATGTTGAATTACAAGGACAAGAACAACAAT